GGATGAAAGAAAACGAACTTGCTATCGAAAAAGGTATTAAGGGCGAAATCGCTGAGGACTTCATCAACGGTCTGAAAAAACTTTTTGAAGACCATTACATTGATGTTCCAGATGAAAAATATGATGTGTTAGAAGACCAAGCTTCGAAAATCGAAGAGTTAGAAAAGAAACTTAACGAAGAAATCGGAAAAAATGTAGAGATGACTAAAGAAAATTCATCTTTAAAGAAATCTGACATTTTAGCTGAGGTCGCTTCTGATTTAGCAGACACTTCAAAAGAGAAGTTTGCTAAACTTACAGAAGAGGTTGAATTTTCAAACGCTGACGACTTTAGAAAAAAAGTTGAGACTATTAAAGAATCATACTTTGGATCTAAAAAAGAAGCAAATTCTGACAGCGAAGTTGATAATGCGGTTGCGGACAATTCGAATGTAAATACAGAAGATTTGTCTAATGCAATGGCTGCTTATACAACCGCTATTAGTAAAACTAAAGACATTAAGGTGTCGTAATTAATAATAGGAGAGAGGAAAAAGATATGTACTTATCTGAAACTTACCAAAAGAAATGGCAGCCAGTATTAGACCATCCTGATTTACCAAAAATCAGCGATAGCTATAAAAGAGCTGTTACAAGTGTTATCCTTGAAAACCAAGAGAACGCACTTAAAGAAGACAGAGCATTTTTAAAAGAAGACGCTCCTGTCAACCAAACTGGTTCAAACATTGACAATTGGGATCCAATCCTAATTTCTCTTGTAAGAAGAGCAATGCCGAACCTTATCGCATACGATATTGCTGGTGTTCAACCAATGAGTGGTCCAACAGGACTTATATTTGCAATGAGAAGCAGATATAAAACTCAAGGTGGAACTGAAGCATTATTTGATGAAGCAGAAAGTAAATTTTCTGGAAATGCTGCTAACGCAAACATTCCTGGATCTGCTGGAACTTCAACAAATTCGCCTGCACAAAACAACCCTGCTGTACTTAATGACTCGCCTGCTGGAACTTATACTTCTGGCGAAGGTATGTCAACGGCTTCTGCTGAAGCATTAGGTGACTCTGGCAACAACGCATTTGCTGAAATGGCTTTCTCAATTGAGAAATCAACGGTAACTGCAAAGTCAAGAGCTCTTAAAGCTGAGTACACAATGGAACTTGCACAAGACCTTAAAGCAATTCACGGTTTAGACGCTGAAACTGAATTGGCAAACATCTTATCTGCTGAAATCCTTGCTGAAATCAATAGAGAAGTTGTAAGAACAATTTACATCAATTCAGAAAAAGGTGCTCAAACAGACACAACTAACGCTGGTATCTTTGATTTAGATACTGACTCAAACGGTAGATGGTCAGTTGAAAGATTTAAAGGTTTAATGTTCCAATTGGAAAGAGACGCTAACGCTATTGCTCAAAGAACAAGAAGAGGGAAAGGTAATATAATTATCTGTTCTTCTGATGTTGCTTCTGCATTGCAAATGGCTGGTATCCTTGACTACACACCTGCGTTAAACAACAACTTAAATGTTGATGACACAGGAAATACTTTTGCTGGTGTATTAAACGGCAGATTTAAAGTATACATTGATCCATATTCAGCAAACCAAAACAGCAAACAATTCTATGTTGTTGGTTACAAAGGTACTTCACCTTATGACGCTGGTATGTTCTACTGCCCATATGTACCATTACAAATGGTAAGAGCAGTTGGTCAGGACACTTTCCAACCGAAAATCGGTTTTAAAACTAGATACGGCTTACAAGCAAACCCATTTGCTGAAGCAGGTTCTGGTGATAACGCTGTGATTAACGGTGCTGGTTCTGCGAACTCTAACAGATATTACAGAAAAGTACAAGTAGTTAACTTGGCATAATCTGTATATCAGTTAATACTGAAAACGAAAAAGGGCGGCTTAGGTCGCCCTTTTTTTATGCCTATGAAAAAGAACAATGTTATAATTTTTGAAGACAATCCTTTGTACATAAAAAAACTAGTCAAAGATAAATCACTAAATTTATTTGGTGCACCTATTCCTACAGATACAATAGTTAAGAATTTTAGAGTATTCAGAAGGATAATTAAGTCGTATAAATAATAGTATGGCACAAACATTAGACTCAATAGCACGAAGACCAACAGAAATGGACTATGCAAGCCCTAGTCAATTTAAGTTTAGTCTTACAAAATTACCTAAAGTAGAATATTTTTGCACCGAGGTGAACATACCTGGTCTGCAACTAGGTAATGCTACTCAACTGACATCATTAAGAGATATACCTTTGCCTGGTACAAAACTAGACTTTGGCGATTTAATATTAACATTTCTAGTTGATGAGAAGTTTGAAAACTATGAAGAGATATACACTTGGTTAAGAGGTCTAGGTTTTCCTGGTGAACACGGAGAATATTCAAATCTAACTGCTGCTGGCAGAAATAGATTTCCGACTCAAGGTAAAGGTAATGAAAACACAAACGCAGGTAGAGAGGGTTCAGCAACTCCTCAAGGTCCGATTATGTCAGACGCCACACTATCAATCTTATCTGCTAAAAACAATGTGATAAAAGAAGTTAGATTTAGAGATGTATTTCCTGTATCTGTATCTGGTGTAGGTTTTTCTACACAAGCAAGTGATGTATCATACTTAACATCTTCTGTAACTTTTAAATATTTAATGTACGACTTTGCTGAACCTGGTAAGAAATCTACACTACAAAATACATAAGACTATTGACAAATACTAGATATGGTGTTAATATATCTGTACTAACAAAGGTGAAAAAATATTATGACACTTGAAGAATTACAAGATTTGGTTGACAAGAAAACTAAAATCAACGATACTGAACTAGATTTAGAAGCACTTAAAACGCCACAATTACATAATGAATTTATGAAACTTTACAATAAGTTTAAATTGATGTTAACAAAATCACAAGCAGAATTATCAACAATCAAATTGCATAAATGGGAATACTATACAGGTAAAGCTGACCCAGCAGTTTATCAACAAAAACCATTCAATCTTAAAATTTTAAAACAAGATGTAGATAAGTATATCGAAGCAGACGAAGACTATCAAAAGATAAAACAAAAAGTAGATTACTTAAATACTATTGTTGACTTCCTAGATAAAACAATCAGACAAATAACAAATAGAGGTTTCTTAATTAAAGACGCAATTGAATGGCGTAAGTTTACAAGCGGAGCTATTTAATAATGCAACCAGAGAAGTTATACCTGCGACAGGACTCTCTATTCGATAGTAAGTGGATTGATAAAGTCGAAGAATACGCTAAAGATATTCAACAAAAGAAACTTGTTATACAAGACGGCAAACAAACTGAAAGAGATAGCACAGGTTGTTTCTTTACAAATGATTGGTTACAAAAAGACTTAGCAAATGTAATCAATGAAACTAATAAAGTTTGTAACTGGAACTTTAAGTTAACAAAGTTTGAAGACTTCCAATATACATCATACGATAAAAAACAACATTACAATTGGCATACTGATACACATAGTAAACCATATGCTGATGGTATGATGAGAAAAGTATCTTTTAGTTTATTACTAAATGACAACTTTAAAGGTGGTGAGTTTGCAATATGCGAAGCACATCCAGACGCAAATAAATCAGTAGTACATAGATTTGATAATGTTAAACCAGGCACAATTATTGTGTTCTATTCAGGTCTATGGCACAAAGTATATCCAATTAAATCAGGTATTAGAAAATCACTAGTAGGGTGGACACTAGGTCCAATGTTTCAGTAATGGTAGAACATAGATATATTATCATAGAAAAGAAAGACGAAGTATACTTAACAATTGACGCTGAAAGCGACATAAGAAGAGAGTTAAGTGAGTTTTTTACTTTTGAAGTACCTGGTTATAAGTTTATGCCACAATATAGAAATAGATATTGGGACGGCAAAATAAGATTATTTAAGTATGCAAAAGGCGAGATATACTATGGTCTATTACCATATGTAAAAAAGTTTTGTGAAGATAATAACATACAAGTAATTACAAAGATAAAAGAAAAGAATAAACCATTAGATAAGATAGAGTGTGCTAAATTTTGTAAGGCGTTAAACATACCTTTACAGATTAGAGATTATCAATTCAATGCGTTTTATCACGCAATACAAGAAGATAGATGTTTACTACTATCGCCAACTGCTAGTGGTAAGTCATTGATTGCGTATCTAATATTAAGATTTCAACTATTACGATTGAAAGAAAAGAAAGCAAACAAAGTATTAATTATTGTACCTACAACATCACTAGTAGAACAATTATATAAAGATTTTGCTGACTATGGTTATAATGTAAAACATATTCATAGAATATATCAAGGACACGAAAAAGATACAACTAAAAGAGTTGTTATATCTACTTGGCAATCAGTATATAAACTACCTAAAAAATGGTTTGCTGACTTTGGCGTTGTGATTGGTGACGAAGCACATTTATTTAAATCCCAGTCATTAACAACAATAATGACAAAGATGACTAATTGTAAGTATCGAATAGGTATGACAGGTACTTTAGATGGTTCTAAAACACATAAATTAGTATTAGAAGGTTTGTTTGGTGCTGTTAATAGAGTTGCACAAACAACAGACTTGATTGAAAAGAAACAACTTGCCGATTTTAAAATACATTGTCTAATATTACAACACGGTAAAAACTCTAAAGACTTCTTAAAAGATAAGAACTACCAAGAAGAAATGGACTTTTTATGTGCTAGTAAAGCAAGAAATAAATATATAACGAACTTGACAAATGGTCTACAAGGTAATACATTACTATTGTTTCAATATGTAGAGAAACACGGTAAAGTATTACAAGAACTCATTGAGAAAAAAGTAGAAGACAATCGTAAAGTCTTCTTTGTATACGGAGGAGTATCAGCAGATGATAGAGAACAAATTAGGGCGATTACTGAAAAGTCGGATAACGCAATTATTATCGCCAGTTATGGAACATTTTCCACAGGTATTAATATACGAAACTTACATAATATTATTTTTTCTAGTCCTAGTAAGAGTAGGATAAGAAATCTACAATCTATTGGTCGTGGTTTGCGACTAGGAGATAACAAGACAAATGCGACTTTATATGATATAGCAGATGATGTCAGTTACAACGAAAAAGAGAATTATACTCTACAACACTTTAAAGAAAGAATAAATATATACAACGAGGAGAGTTTCGATTACGAAATTCACAATGTTGAACTAAAGGAGTAATATATGTCAAATTCTGCCGAAGTCAACAAAGACGGTACTACTAAAATCAAAGTCATTAAGTTGATTAATGGTACTGATATTGTGTGTGAAATAGCACACGCTGAACAAAAGCAACCACTCATCACTTTAGATAAACCATTAGAGATTAAATATGTTCCACAAATAACGAACATAGGTATTAAAGATTATATAGCATTAGTCAAATGGGCAGGATACACTAACGATAAACATATTACTATTCCTAAAGATAAAATTATGACCATCACAAATGCAAGTAAAGAAATGATTAAATCTTATAGGGCAGTTATCGTAGATTATAACACTTATGATAAACTAATCCGAAGAGAAGAAAATGAGAGAACAAAAAAATTAATGGACCGTGAAATGATGTCGCCGTCCGAGCGAGAAGAGTTTGAGGATATATTTGATGATTTTGAACAATTTAAAAAGAAGACTAAAGAAACTTTACATTAATATTAGTACCTATAGCTATTCTCTAGCAACCCAGCACACGCTGAATATAACATCAAAAATTAAACTTGTCAAGCGTCCATATCAGAAACGGCAAAAATTATGTAGGTGCTTGACCTTAACTACAAAATATAGTATAGTGAGATAATTATGGCAAGAAGAAGTACAACTAAAAAAGAGCATTATGTTGATAACAAACTCTTTCTTCAGGCAATGACTGAATATAAAGAGAAATGTGATAAGGCGAAGGCTCGTAATAGAAAGAACCCACCGGTTACTAATTACATAGGTGAGTGTTTTTTAAAGATTGCGAATCACTTATCTTATCGACCTAATTTTATTAACTACACTTTTCGGGACGATATGATATCTGATGGTATTGAAAATTGTTTGCAATACTTAAATAACTTTAATCCTGCAAAGTCTAAAAATCCATTTGCTTATTTTACGCAAATAATATATTATGCGTTTATAAGACGAATACAAAAAGAAAAGAAACAAACAACAATCAAACAAAAATTGATTAGTGAAGCAAACTATGATGATATGGCATTACAACCAGGTGATGATAGAGAGTTTAAGAATCAGTTTACAGAATTTTTACAAAAGAACTTACCTAAAGAAGAAGACACAACAGAAACAAAACAAGTGAAACCTAAAGGTGCGAAAAAGAAAAGAGTTAGAAAAGCAAAAGCAAACCTAGAGGACTTTATATATGACAAAAAAACAAAAGCATAAAGACTTGAAGAAACTAGTCTTAACAAAAGAAATGGAACGAAATACGGACCGAAGTTGGAAGTCTTGGTTCGATTTGAGAAATTTAAAGAAATTAAAACTAAAGGCAAAAGATAAATTGAAGGCGACCAAATGGCCACCTGATGATGTATTATAATGAAAATAGCACTACTGAACGATACGCACTTCGGTGCTCGAAACGATAGTCCTGCGTTTATAAAATATTTCAATCGTTTTTATGATGAAGTATTTTTTCCGTACTTGCAGGAACATAACATTAAAACACTTATTCATTTAGGTGATGTTGTTGATAGAAGAAAGTTTATCAATTACAATACTTCTCACAACTTCCAAGAAAAGTTTTGGAAGAGACTATGGAATGAGAAGATTGATACACATATTATATTAGGTAACCACGATACTTATTATCGTAATACTAATAATGTAAATGCAATGCAACAATTGATTACAACTTTTGATGGTGTCAACGAACCTTTTATTTACGAGAAACCAAAGACGGTTAACTTTGACGGACTTGATATATTATTCTTACCTTGGATAGCACCCGATATTGAAGAAGAAAGTATACACGCAATTGATAGCTCAAATGCTCAAATTGCAATGGGTCATTTAGAGATTAAAGGTTTTGAAATGCACAAAGGACATATTAACGACCACGGTTTAGATATGTCTCAATTTAATAGATTTGAAAAAGTATTATCAGGACACTTTCATAGAAAATCAGACAACGGAACAATTTATTATCTAGGTACTCAATACGAGATTACTTGGTCTGATTATAATTGTCCTAAAGGTTTTCATATATTTGATACTCAAACAAGAGAACTGACAAGAGTATCTAATCCAATTAAAATGTTTAAGAAGATTATATACAATGATACAAAAGAAAACTATTTACAAAAAGATATATCAGAATATAACGATTGTCATATAAAAGTTTTTGTAGAAGAAAAGACAGACACTAATATGTTTGGTGCGTTTATTGATAGATTACATAACGACATAAACACATATGAAGTAAATATCATTGAAGATAGTTTTAATATTAATGCAAGTGCTGATGTTAATGTTATAGACCAAGGTGAAGATACTTTAACTTTCTTACAAAATTATATTGATAGTTTAGATACTGAATTAGATAAATCAAAAATGAACTCTATTGTGAAAGAGTTATACCACGAGGTACAAGATAAGTGATAATTTTTCAAAAGATTACTTGGCGTAACTTTTTAAGTACAGGTAACACGCCGATTGAAATTAATTTAAGAGAACACCCAACAACACTAGTCATAGGTAAAAATGGTTCTGGTAAGTCAACCGTACTAGACGCATTGTGTTTTGCTTTGTTTAATAAACCATACAGAATTATTAAAAAAGACCAGATGATTAATACTATTAATAACGCAGATAGTATGGTCGAAGTTTGGTTTAGTGTAGGTCCTAAAAATTATCAAGTAAGACGAGGTATCAAACCTAATGTATTTGAAATATATGAAGATGGTGTTTTAATAAATCAAAATGCAAGTGGTGTAGATTATCAAAAGTACCTTGAAACAAATATTATGAAACTGAATTACAGGTCATTTTGTCAAGTTGTAATTCTAGGTTCTTCTTCATATGAACCATTTATGAAGATGAGAGCAAGTTATAGGCGTGATGTTATTGAAGAGATACTTGATATTAAAGTATTTGCAAGTATGAATATATTATTAAGAGGTAGACAACAAGAGTTAACAAAAGAGATTACTACATTAAGACACAATGTAGATTTAATTGAAAACAAAGTTGAACTACAAGAACAACATTATAATGAATTATCAAAGAGAGATACAGACCTGATATCTTTAAAACAAAAAGATATAGAAAAGGCACAACAAGATAAACGAGATTATATGTTTAGAATTGAAAGTCTAAACAAAGAGATAACTAAAAATCAATTAAAGATAACTGATAAAACTAAAGTGTCTACAAAGATGACACAATTACAAAAGTTAGAAGCAAAGATAGACCAGAATTTAAAAACACATAAAAAGGCATTGAAGTTTTTTGAAGAGAATACATCTTGTCCTGTTTGTACACAGGAGATACAAAGTGATTTTAGACAGAAAAAAGTTAATGAAGAAAAAGAACAAGTATCAAAACTACAAGATGGTTACAAGAAACTATTAAGTGAGATTACAAAACACGAAGAAAAGATAGGTGAACTAGATACGGTATCTGATAGAATTAGAAATATAGAAACTAATGTTGCAAAACTTAATACTTCTATTGATGAACTCAAAAGATATTCAGATAGACTAGAAGATGAAATAGAAAAGTTAAGAGTTGAAGATGTGTCAGGCCTAAATATAAAAGAAGAGATTGCTAAACTAAAACAAGAATTAGTTGTTACAAAAGAACAACGAGACCAAGTTATTGATGACAAAAAGTATGTTGATGTATTAAGACAGATAGTTGATGATAGTGGCGCAAGAGCACAAATTATTAAAAAATATCTGCCTGTTATGAACACACTAATTAATCAATACTTACAATCAATGGATTTCTTTGTATCGTTTCATTTAGATGAAGAGTTTAAAGAGACGGTAAAAAGTAGACATATGGACACCTTTAACTATAATAACT